GAGAGACGACACAGCATTGATGAATGTTGTCCTGAATGCATCAGTGATGACCATGGCGCTCACGTGTGCGTTGTTTGGCTTGGCTGTAGCCCAAGTAACAATTGAACACATTCGGGCCATGCGACGGAAGGCTAAATTGGCGGTGGTGGGTGATGATTCACTGATAATCATACACTCAGTGCTCCCAACCGACTTCCAAAGTCGTCTCATAGCCACAATCCGGGAATTTGGGTTTAGCACCGACAAGACAAAAATGAATGTCTCACAGAATCCATTCGATGCGGTGTTTCTCGGACAGCGACCATACCCAGTGGCCGTTGATGGCAAAGTAAGGTGGTTCTTCGGACCCACTTTAGGCCGGAGACTGTACAAACATCATTGGATGTGCGGTGACGGCGACCCATATGCTTGGCTCACAGGGGTGGCCAAGATGGAAAGTGTGTGCTTCAAGCATGTACCTATTCTGCGCGACATGGCCGAGAATGTGCTACAACTCCGTGAGGGATCAAAGATCACTCCATACCATGCCGAACAGGAGAAGTATACGATGACTAGGAGGACACAAGCAACCCCTGACTACACCTTCGAGACTCTCGTCTACGTGGCCGAGGGTTACGGCATATGTGTTGGAGAACTGCAAGCGGCAATCCAGCGAATAAGGCGTAACACCTGTTTGCCCGTATGCTGGGACATCCATGCATTGCATAAGATGTGCCAGCACGACGAGAATTGAGAGGGTGCACGAAGTTAGCGACTCAAAAGAGAAACCCATGACCATCGATGGGAACTTAACGCTAGATGGAGGGCGGGGCACGCTAGTGACTGTTTTCAAACCGTTGACAACCAGATAACCATGAACACAGTACCAGCAAACTTTTGGCCACCTAAATCCTTCGGAACCAAAGCACAACGACGTGCCGAGGCTATGAAGCGAGCGGGGGCCAATAAAGGTGCCCGACAGCCAGCCCAACCGCGGAGGGCTCCATTGAGAGCTATCATTCCACGGATTTCGGGTGACTTGTTACCTGCAGTACAGAAGCGGGCCGCACAAAGTGGCCTAACAAATTCTGTATCGATGTTGGCGGGCTCAATTGCTTGCCCTGGTGAGGTGCCAGCACAGCGTTTCCCGATGGACACACCTGTGCCAACAAGTCTGATGAACGTCCATGCGTTGGACTCACACACAAATGCCGGAACACCCGTCAATGACACCGATCCAGCAGCAATGTATTTCATTTACAAGCAGCTGGCTCGCTCCATGGTGTACACGATCAATAGACGATTGGAAGGCGATCTTACCTATGTTGGAATTGACGAGCCACCATTGATCAGCGGCTATGGCTATTACCGTTGTCGAACTTCGGCAACAATTCGGCCGTCAGATGTCGTTAATTATGGCTCAATCAACCAAAATTGGAAGATTCGGG